AAACTCAATAATGGTAAAGGATCTGGTAACCCAAACATCTCTATTGGTGTATTAAATAATTCATAATAATCACGATTGTTGTTATTGTACATATTAGGTAAGAGAGAATATGCCTCCGCAACACAATAGACATGTAATCTTTGAAAAAAATACAAGAATGATTGATTACAACCAACTCTCATACATTCTTTAACTCTAGATAAAGCTGCTTCAATATCTGTTTTATATCCAGTACACGGCAAATTAAGATTAACTTCTTTTGATTTCTTAATCTGTGGGTAGATCATTACACCATTAAATGACATTTGTGAAACAAACTCCATGAAAATATATTGGCAATTTGTTTTCCTATCACTATCATTGTAACCATGTAATCTCATCATGATTTTTTGTAACAACCTATATTTTTCCAATTCTTTTCTATCATGATATAATATGATAAGAACATAGTCATCAGAATGCTCCATGTGTTCAACATAAAGTTTACTATCTGGATACATTTTTTTCCATATATAGTAAGTATAATTTGCACAACATACTGCCTTATATGAGGAAGCATAATTAAACATCCCTTGTAGAAAATTTTGTGTACTATCTATTGTCCCTGTTTTTTTCACATTGGGATTATTTAGTTCATATATACTTTGATCAATATAGGGATTGTTATCTTCAGGTACAACAACTTTATTATAAATATCAATGGGAATTTGTATTTTCTTTTTACTCCATGCATTAAAAGTTGACAGCAATAATTGGTACATATTTTGAGGTATATATGTTTTAAGACCATAAACCATTGAAATAAATGATCCCATTGTTTCTGCAGCAGACCATTTTGTACAATCACCATTGACGTAACATATATTATAATCTGAATCATAAGGTAAATTATGATAAATTCTATTTAACATTTTCTGCATTTGTAATGTTTTTTCATCACCTGGAATTGAGATTGCTTCATTGGGTGAGTTTTCTGATAATTTTTTAAAAAAATTCTCAGTGCACCTGGCTAATGCTTTAGCACCAATATTTATTACATAAAATTCTCTTTTTGACCCGTATTGTGATTTAATACAAATATCAGCAATAACAACACCGTTTTGTGTACAAATATGATTATTTGCAAGTTGAACTGTTCTTTCTAAAGTTTCATCCTCATTAATAATATCCAAAATAGTTTCAAAAACTTTCTGCCTTGGTTTGTGTTGATCATAATAATGACTTTTTGTTTTTAAAAAATAATTTTTAAGCTCATCATAATCAGCCAAATCTTTTTCAGTTAGAATTTTGGGATCCTTATTTTGATATTTAATTATTTTATTAATTTTCTTTTCAACCAATCTTTTTGATAAGCGTGTTTTCTCTTCAACAATTTCTCTTTCAATATCACTTATCACAGCTTTTGTGCTTATTAATTCTGATATTGATTCATTATTTATTTGATCAATTATTTTTGGTATATTTGGTTTTTCACTACGTATGGTATGTTGAATCGAGTTATAAATTATGGGTGCACAAAATCCTATTTTTGTATTATATATTAAATAATTCTTAATATCATCAATTTTATAAAAAGCACCTGTTTTAATATAGCCAGGTAAATTATCATATTCTTTTTGGAATTGTATTATTGTCTTAATAGCCTTAACATTTTCGTGGAAAATATTTGATGGTTCTTTCATTGTATGGACATAAATAAATGCTTCATCCATTATCTCATGTACATCATTTAAATTGTAATCCCCCCATAATGAAACAATATCAACATCACCACCCATTGATGATTGTGTTCTTGTACCATCTTCAAATTCAGGATTTATTAATGTAACTTTATTGTTTATTATAGACTCAAAAATAAGTGGTAATCTATTTAGTATTTTAGTGACAATCCAACATTCTAAACTTGATCTATATGGTGGGCCAAATTTCTCAACTAGTAATTTATTAATATTTGTGTAGATTGAAAATGACGACATATAAGCATATCTATTGTT